ACGCGCTCGGCAAAGTGCTCTGTCGCGACGTGATCCCCTCCGCCGAGTGGTATCCCGGCGACGAGCGCGCGTTCGCCGCGGCGTGTCTCGCGGTGGAGTCGTTCAATCGGCGCTGTGAATTCACCGTGCAGGACGAGGATCAGTACCGCCAGAAGATCCGCGACGGCTGGTGTGACACGGCGCAGGACGCGCTCGCCGCCCATGAGCGTCTCGAACAAGCGATCGGTAACGCCGCAGCGGAGGCCAACCATGCCGCGAAGCGGCTCTCGCAGCAAGCCCAAGATGAACTCGCCGCGGCCGGCGCGGAAACCCACCAGCACGTTACCGACGTCCGCGGCGTCCCGAAGTCGGTCCGCGGGCGGCGCAAAAAGTTCGCCCGTGTCGTCGCCGAGCCCGAAGGCCGCTGACATCGCACAGGAGCAGGAGCCATCCATGACTGACGTAAACGAGATCCCCGCCCCCGCGAGAGGCACCGGCCACCCGTCGCACAAGAAGGCCGGCCTGAGTGCCGAGCAGATCGCGGCGCTGTCCGCGGACGAAAAAGAACAGTTGATCGAGGAACTCGAAGCGGCGCTCGTGGAGCTGCGCCGCCCCGTGCCGCAGCCCTATCCCAAGTGGGTCGAGATCGGCGGCGTGCCGCAAGTCGTGGAGTCCCCAGAAGACGAGGAGCGCAAGACGCAGGCGGACGCGGCGTTTCACAAAGCGCACAAATCATGAGTAACACCGTCGTCGCCAATCAATATCTGCTCGGCACGCAGAGCGCGCCCATCACGACCGGCACCGGGAACTGGTGCGCCGTCGTCGGCGGCCCGATCAGTCTCGCCATCACCACGACGATGGTGGGCGCGGTGTCGGCGGGGACGATCCTCATCGAAGAAACCGACGATCCGCAGGATGGATCGATCGGCACGATGGCGCAGCTCGTGAGCATCACGGCAGCGGCCGGCCCCGGCAAACTCGTCAACCACATCCCGGCCGGTTCGTTCGGGTACCTGCGGGCGCGCATCACGTCGGCGATTGTGGGCGGATCCGCATACGTCGAGATCGCAGGATCGTGATCGCATGGGGACTGTTGCGGACATCATCTGTGCAAGTTTTCGGCGACTCAACGTCATCGAGAGCAATGCCGTGCCGTCGCCGGAGGATCTGGCGGATGGCTTTCTCCGCTTCAAGGCGATGCTCGGCCTCTGGCGGCTCCAGCGGTTGACGATCCCCTGCGTCCAGCGCGTCACGACGCCGATTGTGCCGAACGATCCGACCTACACCGTAGGCGTGGGCGGCGATCTGGCGTGTGCGCGACCCACGCAACCGCAGGCGCTAACGTGGACCCTGCTGACGGGCGCCGGCGCGCTCGCGCAGGAAACTCCCCTCACGCCGTTGACGGATGCACAAGCGATCGGGATCGCGCAAAAAAATCAGCCGGCCGCGCGGCCCGTCTTCGTGTGGTACCAGCCGGTCAACGGGCTCCCGCCCACGACGACGTTGGGCTTGGCCACGCTCTACCCGGTGCCGCTCGGATCGGGCCTCACGCTGTGTGTCTATGCGCCCATCGGCATCGACAACCCGGCGGCGACCAGTAGCACGCTGGTGGTGCCCGAAGGGTACGACCTCCCGCTGATGGATAACTTGGCGCGTGTGCTCTGGCCCGAGTGGCGCGAGAACGTGCCGATCGATCCGGAGCTGCGCGCGAGTGCGGTCGAGGGGCTCGGCTGGCTCAAAACCAACAACGTGCGGATGACCGACCTCGCGATCGATGCGACGTGGCTGTTTCAGGGCTTCGGCAATTACGACATCGATTCGGATCAGGGGAGCTAGATGGAGTGGCGTGGGTTTGTCGGCGGCTCGTACACGTCGGCGTCGCGCGTGGCCGATAGTGAGTTGCTGATGAATTGGTACCCGGAAGCGATTGAATCGCCGAATGCGGCGGTCCAAGCCGCGCTGTACCCGACGCCGGGCTTCACCACGTTTCTCAATCTCCCGAATGACACCGCCACGCGCGGCCTGTTCACGATGAATGGCCGCACGCTCGCCATCGTCGGCGGCACGCTCTACGGCATCAACGGCACGACCGCGGCGCCGACCAGTGCGGCGTACGGGGCGGTGGCCCATGATGCGAACCCCTCACAGATCGTGTTCAACGGCACGATCGGCAATCAGGCGTTCATCGGCAGCGGCGGCAATGGCTACTGTCTGAATCTGGCGACGAATGCGCTCACACAACCGCTCACGAATAAATCCACGCTCGTCGGGATGATCGATGGCTTCGTGATCAGCTTCGATATCAACACCGGGCGGATGTGGCTGTCGAATCTCAATGACGCCACGACGTGGGATCCGACGCAGTTCGCGCAGCGGTCCACCGCGCCCGATTCGTGGAAGGCGATGATCGTCGTGCCGCCGGACATCTGGGTACTGGGGTCGGTGTCGGGCGATATCTGGTACAACGCCGGCGCGTATCCGTTCCCGCTCGCCCCGCGCGTCGGGCTCAACTTCAAGTACGGCATCGCGGCGCCGTTCTCTGCTGCCGCGATCGGATCGACCGTCATGTGGCTCGCGCAGGCCATCGAAGGGACCGGCGTCGTCGTGCGCAGCGTGGGCTATGACCCGCAACGCGTGAGCACGTATGCCGTCGAACGCATGATCGCGCAGTACGCCCTGCTGCCCGGCGGAATCGCCAACGCGGAAGCGATGACGTACACCGACCAAGGGCATCCGTTCTACTGCCTCCGCTTCCCGACGCCCGAACGCACCTGGGTGTACGACCTCACGATGAACACGTGGCACGAACGTGGCTATTGGAACCCCGCGCGCAATCAATTCGAAGTGTGGCGCCCGCGCGTCCACACGTACGCGTTCGATCGCCACCTGATTGGCGATGACGTCACCGGCACGATCCAAGCGATGGATGTCACGTATGGGTCCGAACTCGATGGGTCGGCGATTCGGCGCGTGCGCCGGACGCCCGCGGTGTTCAGCGAATTCCGACAAGTGCCGATGCGTGTCGCGGAAGTGTTGCTCGAAAACGGCGTCGGCAACGCGGTGGCGCCCGGTAACGCCCCGCTCGTGATGTGGCGCACCAGCGACGACGGCGGGCGCACTTTCGGCCACGAACGACAGGCGGAGATCGGTCGCATCGGCCAGACCCGCGTGCGCGTCCGCTTCTGGCGGCTCGGCATCCCGCGCGATCGTGTCGTGGAACTCTCGGCGAGTGACGGGGTGCCGTGGCGGATCTTGGGGTGTTTTTTGAACAACGATGTGGCCACGTGATGCACTATGCAACTCGATCCCCCGCCGACGATTGCCCCGATCACGAATCCCAAGACGGGCGCGGCGACCGCGGACTGGACGCGCTGGTTACTCGCGCTCTTCGGCGTGGTGTCGTCGCAACCGACCGTGCTGGGAACGCGCGTCAACAAGACGGCGCAGAACGCCTCGATTGGCCTGACGGCGTTTCCGACGCCCGCCTTGACGGGGGGCTTGGTCCGCGTGAGCTGGTACCTGCGGATCACGACCGTGGATCCGGTCAGCAGTTCCGTCAGCGTGACCATCGGCTATACCGAGAGCGGGCTGGCGCTGTCGGTGACGACGACGCCGCTGACGGGCAACACGTTAGCGAGTGTGCTGACGGGTACGGCGCTGCTGATGACCGATCAGGCGAGCAGCGTGACGTACCGCACGACGTCTGTGAGCAACACGCCGGGCACGATGAAATACCGATTCGCCGCCGTGGTGGAGCAAGTCTAGTGCGCCGGCCAGCCACCCTCGCCGACGTCGAGGCGATCGTCCTGATGGGGGAGCGCTTCCGATCGCAGACGACGTACGCGGCCACCGTCGCGCAGTCGCCCACGTCGGTACGCGCGCTCACGACGCGTATGGTGAGCGGCGATGACAGCATCGTGTTCGTCGCGGAGGATCCGGCGAGCGGCGATCTCGTGGGGATGCTCGCGGTGCTGCTCTACACGCATTACATGAGTGGCGTGCGTAAAGCGATCGAACTCGTGTGGTGGGTCGATCCCGATCAACGCGGCGCGGTCGGCGTCCGTCTCTTGCGCGATGCCGAGGGCTGGGCGCGCGCGCACGGCGCGGAGGCGCTGGAACTCGTCGCCCCCTCCCCCCGCGTCGAACAGCTCTATGACCGGCTGGGCTACACGCCGGTGGAGCGCATGTATTTCCGGAGGTTGTAAATGCTGCTGTCCTTCGAGGAGGCGCGCCAACACCTGCACGAGAAAGGGGTCCGTGGGGAGATGGCGACTGACACGACGCCGGCGCCCACCGGACGGCTCGGGCTCGATGCCCTGCAGATCGCCGATGGCGTGATCCCGGATCTGCCCACGTACCGGGACGCCGTGCTCGCGTTGCC